GAAGCAGTTACTACAGCTTTTACTTCAGCTCCAGATTGCTCGTTAATAATAACAATAGTAGAATCTACTGAAATTACGTTAGATACGTCAGCTGGAGATACATCAATACTCAAAGTATTAGCAGATGCGTCTACTACGTCAACTCCTGTGTAAGCAATGTGCAATCTGTTTTGCTCAGACCAGATTACTTGATCAGAAGACATAGGCATTTCAGCTCCTACCATTTTCAAAAATCCAGAGAGAGTTCTGTTTCCATAACGCTCAATTTCGTTTTCGTAAATTTCTGGCAAGTACTGTTGCGCGAATGTTCCGCCTCCTGTTGCACTGTCGAAAGACAAAAAGTTAGTGTTTAATAGTTGTTGTTTTTGCGATGGTACGATTGATCCAAACGCGTTGTTAATTGATCCCATTTTGGTAATTGTTTAATGTTAAAATCTTTTTTTTATTCTAAGTTTTGAAGAATCAACACCGCTTATTGCTTTCACTCTTATTCCTCCAACGTTAATATCGGAAGGCGTAGTTTGCCTTATTCCTGTATTAATGTTTTTAGATTTTGCGGTAACATCTTTAATAGCGTCGGCTTTACCCTGCTCGTAAAAATGCTTTGAAATAGTGTCGACGTTTTCGGCGGCATAAATAGCTTTGTGATAACCCTTCGTGTCCACTACATCACCTTTATCATTTAGGAACTTCCCAATTAGGTTATTAATGTTTGACTGGTTTTCGGCAACTTTTTCAGCGTTTTGCACTCCGTATCTAAATGACTTTTCACCAACTTTAATATCAAAACCTTTGAAATCTTGGGAAAACATTTTTTTAGTGTCTGCAATAAACTGATTGTGCTGCGCGTCGGCTGATTTTTGACCTTCACTATATCGATTAAAAAACTCAGTGGCTTCTGTTTGCTCTTTGGTAATCCCGGGTCTCAACTTGATCTCCGAGTAGTATTTATCCTTTAAGCCGTCCAAAAACTTTTTCGCTTTTACAACCTCTTCTTTTTTTTGCGAGTTTCTTTTTGCGGATGTCTCGCTCCTCATCAATATCTTCATCAAAGTCAAAAGCGTCTTCTAATAAAAAGCTAATTTCATCAGATTCCAAATGCGGCTTTGTTTGCTTGTAATACTCTTTAAGCAATACGTCATTATCAACGTTGCTGTAATCTGCGTTCAGTCTTGAGTAGTCTTCGATAGTTCCGCCGGTTTCATTCATAAACTCAACAAGTTTTTCTACGTTTTCAGGTAGGTTAACCTTGTTGGGAGCTTCAACAGCTTCTTTCGGAGCCCCCTGCTTTTCTACGGGTTGCTCTCCTATCGTAATTACTTCTTCTTTTTCTTCGGTAACTTCTTCAAGTTGGGGGTTTCCTTCATCCACTTCTTGCAATCCCACTTTGGGCTCTTCATTTTGAAGCACAGTTTCATCTGTTGTTTGCTCTTGAACGGCATTTTCTTCTTCTTTTTTAATTACTACTTTTGTAATTTCCGGAACTTCTGCTTTGCTTTCAAACCTAACCTTAATAGGCTCTTTTGTTGCAGGTGTTTCAGACGTTTCTTCTTGCTTTGGCAACTTTCCTTTTAAAGAAAATTCGCCTTCTTGTTTAGTTGTTTCTGACATGATATAATATAATAAAAATTAATAAGTACTCTACTTAGGAGAAAATTGCTCCATTCCGAATCCACCTAAATTATCAAAGCCCGAAGACTCAAAGTTTTTCGGTAAAGAATCGTTTTTTCTTTGATCTATTAGTTCGCTTTGTTGCGTCGCTTGGATTTTTGTTCTTTCGTCTTTTCTATCTTCTTTAAACTCTTCTGTTTCTTTTTTCGCAGAGCCATGAGCCTTTGCTAACTGTATGTTATACTGAAACTCTATTTCCATTAACTGTCTTTTAAGCTCTGCCTCTTGCTCCATTTTTTGAATTTCGAACTGAGACTTTGCTTGCTCTATTTGTATTTTTGTTTCAGCTAAAGCTTGCTGCTTTTGAACTTCCGCCATTGCAGCAGCCTCTGAAGCTTGAGTGTTGGCTTGACCCTGCGCTTGAATATTGGCTTGCTGAGCAGCTTGATCGTCTTCTTGTTTTTTAAGTCTTCTAAACTTAAGCATTTGATTAGCTAGCTTAAGATTGTTTACGTTTCTAATATCTATAGCGTCCTCTAAGAATATTTGACCAGATTGTAAAGCTGTTTGTATATTTTGCTCAAGTTTTACTTTTTCTTCTTCGTCTGGTTCAAGTTCTAAATAAATACCAAAATCGTGAAGATTAAGCGTAGCCATTTCAGACAAGACGCTAGAATTATATATTGATATACTTGAATCTAAGGAAGCTTTTGTTAGCGGGTATGATAACATATCCGCTACTCTTAATGAAATATTTTCACAGGTTCTAAGAGTTAAGTATAAACTAGCTTGTAATATATGTCTAGTTGCTACATTAGATTGTGCTGCTGCAAGTTTTTGAAGACCTACCAACGCATTTTTATCAGGCGTACTTCCGTCTCTAGCTTCATTAAGCCCGGTTACATCTCTAATCATTTGTAAATAATACTGGTATGTATTTATTAAAGATGATATTTTACCTTGACCGGAAGACGAAGCTAATTCTTGTACAGGAACTTTACCTCTGTTTAGTTCCCCGTCTTGCGTGAGAGATCTACCAACAACACTACCCGTTTGAAAGTACATGTTTAAAGCTTCTGCTGGATTATAATTTGTACCATTCCCAAGGTCAACTTCTGCTAACCCGTCCATATCTAAAAACACACCATCTGGCACTATCCTAGACATTACCTGTTGCAACTTTAAATGAGTTAGTTGAATCATATCCGCAAATCCGGTTATTCTACTAACTAAAGACTCAATCTTTCCTTTGTACATTCTAGGTGCACAAATGCTATAGTTCATAACAGCTTTAGTGGTATCAGCATAAGGTCTGGTAATATTTTCTGCTAATTCCCATTTTATAAGTTTATTAGTACCTAATACTTTAACTCCTGAGTAAATAACTTCTATGCTTCTAGATACTCTATTAAAGGTATCGTTTTCAGGAGG